GCATTAAGCACAACTGATTTGGGTAAAGAAGGCACAGGCCTACCAAAAACAATTTCACCAGGTAATCATGTATTGAAGATTAACAACATTGAACTTGAAGACTTTAAGTTTATTGATGGTGCATATCATCTGATGTTACATACAGAAACTCCACCTATTGATGGTTTTGAAGGTTTCATGATTGATAAAGATGATGAAAGTAAAGGACGTTACAGAGGTCAGATTGGTAGAGTAAAAGCAAGTCAATATGCATTTGCAGATGGTGAAACTAAATCTGGTATTAAAATTCAGAGAGATAGATCTATCTTGATCTTCTTGAGAACTTTGGCTCATACTCTTCAAATTGATGATTGGTTCCTTCAACAAGATGGTAAACATGAAACAATCCAAGATTTTGTTAAAGCATTCAACAAGACTGCAGACTTTAGAGAAAAATATCTTGAGTTCTGTGTAGCTGGTAAAGAATACGAAGGCAAAACTGGTTATACTAATTATGACATGTGGCTTCCAAAATCTGAAGGTAAGAAATATGCCTATGGTGAAGAAGATGGTGGTTCTGTAATTAGATATGATGAAGTAAAACATCTTAAAAAATTAGAAGTTAAAGAAGTTAAATCTTTCGGGGATGATGATGATGTGTTTACAAAACCTAAAACATCATCTGACTTTAGTTTAGATTAATACTTACTCTCTTTAAAGGGGGAGTTTAGTATTAATTATTGTCTAACCAAGATTTTAAACTAAATCAGGCGCTCCCCCTTTATATTTTATTGGTTATGATTTCAACAAGGAATTTAATATCTGATTTGGAAGAAGTACCCAGAGAATGGGTATTTGAGTATTATTTGAACTTAAGAGAAAGGCTTACAGGACAGAATATTAAGATGCTATCTGCATTTAATATTAAAGATAAAGTGCCTAGCATGTTTGTCTATCAAGATGATGGTAAGTATAAGTTCAAGGATTTTTCTTCAGGATTTCAAGGTGACCAAATAGAACTTGTTAAGTGTTTATTTAACTATGATGCCAGATTTAAGGCAGTTAATAGGATAATGACCGATTATCAAGAGTATTTGAAACATAATGCACCTGCAGAAAGAGGTCCTATACAGTTCTATGATAAGTTCAAGGTTGTAGACTTTGAGATGAGACACTGGAATACACTAGATCAAAAGTACTGGACACAATTTAAAATTAGTTCTAGTCTCTTAAATCAGTACAATGTAATTCCATTGGAGTTCTTTACAATGTCTAAGACTGAACCAGATGGTTCTATCACAAGCTATAAGTTTTCTAGACCCTATGTTTATGGTTATTTCCGTAATGATGGTGAGCTCTATAAGATTTATATGCCAAAGATTCCTGAGAAGAAGTTTATTAAGATCCAGAACTACACTCAAGGTATGGATCAGTTGAAGTATGATTCTAAGTATTTGCTAATTGTATCTTCTCTTAAAGATCTCATGAGTTTTAAGAAGCTTGGTATTGGTAATATAGAATGTATTGCTCCGGACAGTGAGAATACTATGATAGGTGAATCTACTGTTAGTGTACTTAGTAAACAGTATAATTCTATAATTGTACTGTTTGATAATGATGAGCCCGGTATTAAAGCTGCTCAGAGATATCAAGATAAGTATGGTATTAAAGCTATTAATCTTGAGATGTCTAAGGATCTATCAGATTCTGTTAAAGACAATGGTATTGAAGCTGTTAGAGATAAGTTATTATCTTTACTAAAAGAAGCACTAGTATGAGTTGGTTATACAAGGGAGAAGTATTTAATGACAGCAAGATTCCAGAAGGAGCCGTTGGGTTCATATATGAAATGGAAGCTATCATTGACGGCAAAGCTGTTAGATATATTGGTAAAAAGAATTTTTATTCTACAACTAAGAAAAAGCTTGGAGTAAAAGCTATTGCTAATATGGAAGACAAACGTGCAAAGAAATACACTATTCAGGTGAAAACTAACTATCAGAACTACTTTAGTAGCAATAAAGTGCTTCAAGATGCACATAAGAATGGTGTTTCCATTAAAAGATTCATGGTAAGAATCTGTTTTTCTAAGACAGAACTAACATATCATGAGACCAAGTACCAATTTATAAGAGAGGTACTAGAAAAAGAAGAATATTTAAATGCCAATATTCTTGGCAGGTTTTACAAAATCAAATAGTATGAATGAAATAAATATGATGGGTACCCTTGTCAAATTAGCTGACTTGGGAGTTACTGGTATTAAGGTACAATATGAGGGCTCTGGTGATTCTGGTGCAATTGAAAATGTAGTTTATACTACAGAAAAAATGGATGAAGATGAAGAAGCTGCATTTGATGATATCAATGATATTAATCTTTGGGGTAAAGATGTATCACATCTTCAAGAATTAGATTCTGGTCTTAGTTCTGATATAGCAAATTTTGTTGAAGAACAATTACTTAATGATATTGAGGATTGGTGGAATAATGATGGTGGTTATGGTTCAGTATGTATTTTAATTCCTTCAGGTAAATATAAAATCTATAATGATATTAGAATTACCCAGATTGAAAGTTATTTTCATGAAGGATCTTTAATCCAAAAGACATTGTAATGGCACATCCATATCAACATGCTGTATCTTCAGCAAGAAAGTTTGGAGGTATTCCAGAAGACTATGTAGAAATCCATGAGTGGTTTGATGCTACTAAAGCATGGGTAGGTCATTCTAAACATAGAATGTTCCGTCATCACAGTGAGGGTATATTTGAATGTGAAAAAATATTTGGGCCTTATCTGCTAAATTCTGATAACAAAAAAGTATATACAAGATATGTTGGTGAACAACATGTAAAAGAAGATTGCAATGGATATATTCCAAGTGCAAAGGAATGGGTAGATATGATTGCATCCGGTGAATTAAAAGAATGGGCTATTAAAACATTAAAAATTGAAGACTAATGAAACTAAGTAAGGCTGAATTAAACAATCTGATTTCTATGTTCAGCTCTGTAGATGCAGATAATCACACTATTGCTTTCCAGGCAATAGAGAATAGTGGTTTAACTGTACCAGAGTTAATTGTATTATATAAGTATTCTAAAAAAGAGCCCGCTGTTTGGAGTAAACATGCACCAAAATCTCATAAGATACTTATGCCAATTCTATCTGAACAGATAGGATCATTATCTAGTGCAAGAGTACTAGGATTATTAACTACATACAAGGCAGATAAGCTTTTGGTTGAGCTATTTATAGAAAACTTTGTCAGAGATCTAACAAGCATGTTAGGTCAGATAGGTTATGATATGAATCAAATAAGCATTGATGTAAAAATTAAAGATGATGGACAAAGCACAGAGTCTTAGTAAAATTAGTAAAGAACTAATGTTGAAAGAGCCCTATTATGGGTTCTTTCTCATTATGTTGAATAAAGTTTGGAGAAAAGATCTCCCAACTGCAGGAGTAAGCAAACAGAATATTAATTATCAATTAGCCATCAATGAGGAATTCTGGACTGGTCTAAGTGATGATCATAAGATGGGCTTACTGAAACATGAATTGCTCCATATTGCATTTGGACACCTTGTAAGTTTTAGTTCTTTCAGTAACAAGAAACTTGCTAATGTTGCCATGGATATGGAAATTAATCAGTATATTGAGAACTCTTGGCTGCCAGAAGGAGGTATCAAACTTGAAGATTATGCAGATCTCAATCTAGATAAAAAAGCTGGTTGTAGATATTACTATGACCAGCTTCTCCGCCTTCAAGATGAGAAGGATAAGAATGGTACCACAGGTAATACACCTATGGACAATCTGCTTGATAACATTGCTAGTGGAGATATTCCAGATCATAGCACATGGGAAGAGTTTGAGGACATGACTGATGCTGAGAAAAAGCTAATTGAAAAGCAGGTTCAGAAGATTCTTCAAGATGCAAAAGAACAGACTGTAAAGAAACGTGGTACTGTACCAGGTGAGATTGAGGGTCTAATTGTAATTGAAGAGATTACTAAACCTAAATTTGATTGGAGAGGTTACATCAGAAGATTTACTGGAGTAAGTACTAAGGTATTTACTAAGAAGATCAGAAGGAAAGAGAACCGTAGATATGAAGATAATCCAGGTCTGAAGATTAAGATGCGTCAGCACATGTTGCTTGCTATTGATACTTCAGGTTCAGTAAGTGACACAGAGCTTGCTGAGTTTATGAATGAGATTCATCATATCCACAAGGCAGGAGTAGATATTACTGT